GATTGAGGAAGAATAGTCAATTAATCCATGCTGTTAGCCAGCAAGTGTGCATATAAGTTCAATTATACACACAACTTAAGCAACTGAAATAGCAGGGCAAATGAATGAAATGGATATCCAAACAAGAAGCCGTCGTAGACCAAACGTCCAAATATAGCTCTAATTATAGCCGAAAAACCGAATCAATCAGATCATCACAAAGACGCGCCAGAGCAAAAAGAAAAAATAGCGTTGTAGACTCTGATAAAATAAGAGCATTTATGGCTGTATCAGGTTTTTTGACACGTGAGCGCACTGCTAGAGTTTTAAAAATTCCTGTCTCAACTGTGTCATATATTCTGTATGATGGAGGACGATTGCCCGCGTCAGCACTGCGCATAGTTAACGGACGACTAAAAAAGGAAGGCATCAAAATCAAAGAAAGAAAAATAAATTTTAATTAAAAATGAACCCGCATAACCGCAGAACAACACAAAAGAACGATGCTCGGCGCGCTGACCACTCCTCCCCCAATAAACGGCCAGCGTGTCACTTGCCGCCGGAACAGCAAATAATCAAAAAATTACGGATAGAGTTCAAGTAAAACTCAACATTGTCTTATACGGGCAATGACGTGCTTATTCCTTGAAATTTCCGGGTTAATACCTGGATATTAAGACGTCCCAGAAAATGCTGTGAACGCCCATGGTTGCGAAGTTTACTTATTTGTTATAGAATCTATAAAAACATAGATAATTAAACTCATTATATCATATGACCACCATTTTTACTCTCACTGACGAATATCAGCAAATCGGCGAAGGATCGCTCACAGCTACTATGAGCGAGGGACGCAACGCTTGGATTTCAACTGGAACAGCTCCGCCAGAAACAGACGCAGGGTATACAATATTAAAGCCGGGAGGAGGCGCTTACAGATATACCGGTAGTTTGAAAACGTTTGCCAGGATCGCGCCGAACTCAAGCGGGGTACGGACAAAACTTTCAGTTGTTGAGGAAGAGGGCGACCGAACACAGGAAGTGCCCAACGGCGGTTCAATCTATTTTCCGCTCTCAACGATCGGGAACGGATTTATTCAGGTCGGCGACGACGAAGAACGATGTGACGTTTCCTGGAAAGCGAGCGGAGAGCCGGAAATAATTAGCAGCTCGGAAAACGTGACCAAAGGCGACGCGCCCGGAAACCTCTGTTTGTTCGCGGAGTCCGGAAAGTTAACGGTTAAAAACAATCTCGGTTCAACTAAAATAATTACCTACAGAATCAATTACAGATAGGAAAAATTATGCCCAGTATGAAATTATTCAACGGCTGTCTCACGGTAGACGAAGCCGGAAAACTGACAGTAACAAGCGCCGCGATTGGCAGTCTGGCAGGAATACTCAAGGGAAGCGCGGGAGATATTGCCGCCGCCGAGGCCGACACAGACTATCAGCAGCCGGTGACTTGGGGAGACGGACTCGCGTACTCAGGCGGAACGGCTGGTGTTGATCATACCACTAACCTGAAAATTACCAGTGAGCAACTCGACACCGTTCAGGATATAGGCTCTGCGAATAGTCCGACATTCGCTAATGTCAGCAGCTCAAACGCTCCAAGCAGCGCCGCTCACCTAACCCGGAAAGACTACGTCGACGCGCTGATTCAGGGACTGAAGCCCAAGGACAACTGCGTTGTCGCCACAACTGAAAACATTACCCTGTCCGGCGAGCAGACGATTGACGGTGTTCTGACCGACGCTGACCGCGTTTTGGTCTGGCAACAGTCCGACGCGAAGGAAAACGGGATCTATGTTTCCGGAGACGGAGCCTGGACACGCTCAAGCGACGCAGACACAGGAGTCGAGGTGCTCGGAGCGTTCACCAAAATTCTACAGGGCGCCACTTACGGCGGAGACCAGTTTGTTGATACAAACAGCTCGGCTCCTGAAATCGGAGTGGATGATATTACGTTTGCCGACTGGGGAACGACCACAAATCACAACAGTCTCCAGGGGTTGCAGGGCGGAACGACTGACGAATATTTCCACCTGACCAACGCTCAACACACCGTCGCAACTCAAGCCGCCACCGGAAGTCTGGCCGGCTATCTCGCCTCAGCCGACTGGGCAACATTCAACGGCAAAGAGGACGTATTGTCCGCCGGGAACGGACTGGAAAGAAGCGGTGACACTCTCGCGGTTGATCACAACACGACCAACCTAAAAATCACGGCCGGCGAAATCAACACTATTCAGGATATCGCGCCGGCATCGGATGTCAGTTTTAATAAAGCCACAATCGCTACAACTATTGTTCATAACAATCTGACCGCCAACCGCAACAGTCAAGCTCTCGCCGATGACGCCGAAATAACAATTGAGGCCGGAACCGTCGGATTTGGGACTGTTCAGGCAGGCGACAATGAGGAGTGGGCTAATTTTTCATGGTCTTCAGCTGGCGCGGTAACTTTGATTTCCAGCTCCGACAACGTCGCCAATACTGACGCGGACGCAAAACTGTGCATCTACGACGCCGGAAGCGGACCTAAAATTAAAAACAGATTGGGAGCGAGTAAAACAGTTCGATATTTATTGAATTATAGCTAACTACCCCCCCGCGCGCCTGAAGTATTTTGGGCTCCTCCGCCCGTAGGTTTCTCTTTTGGGCGCGCTAAAAGGACAATATGGATTTTACAATCACTAGAAAACAGCGCGACTCGCTATTAGCGTATCTGTACGAGAAACCGTTCAAAGAGGTTGAGCGCGGAGTCAATATGTTGCGTTCGCTTCCACTTGTGGAAGAAGGGTCCAAAAATAAAAACACACGGCCGCCGCCAAACGAGTAAACTATGGCAAATATACCAATTCTTGAAGTCGCAAGCTCCGGCTCTTCCGTGAACGGCACGGCAACTTCCATGCTCGGCGCTGGCGTGGCAATTGAGATTCAGGCCGACTCCTACGGAACAAACGGAAAAGTCGTCCTCAAGGCTCGCTCCGCCTATGCCGGTTCAGTATTCAAAACTCTCACCGATCCGAACACGGTCAGTGGGCTAGCTGAATACAGCGCGGACACTATAGTCTACCTCGACAGACTTGGTCAGGGATGGGAAATCAGAGCCGATTTGGTGATCACTACGGGAACGGCGACAAACGTCCTGGCGATTATGAGCACAAACTAAAAATGCGCGCAACAGTTGTTCCGGTCATTAAAAGCCCTGTCAGATCGATAATAAAAGCTCCCGGAGTTATCCCGTTCGGTCCACCCATTGTGCCTGACCTAAAATCTTGGTCAACTGGAATTACACTGGAAACCGGAGTTTCTCAGTGGTCTGATCAACAGGGGACTGACCATATAACGCAGCCAGCGACAGGAGCGCAGCCAGGTCGCCCGGACAGCAAACGTATATTTTTTGACGGCTCTCAGCAGCAGTTTATGTCTAAGTCGAATTTTCTCGGACTTGCCTCGCTGAATAGCTATACAGTCCTTATTCTGGGATACCCGACGATAGTTGCGAGCTCGCAGGTAGTTCTGTCTATTACGGCCGGGAATGCGGCAGGAGTGCAAATAGATTTTGAAACGCTTCTCAGCCCTGATCGAAGCAGATTTCTCCATAGGTCTCCATACGGGGGGGTAGGGGGAAACAGAACTCAGAAATACCTGGATGTCTTTCTGACGCAACCCCAGACATATATTTATAGACGCGATTTTGCGGGGAATAGACAGAGCATCTATATTGACGGAGATGAAAGTTTTTTAGACATATCACCTGATCTGCAAACGCCGTTGAACGCAAGCGGAGATGGGCTTTATATTGGAGCGCTTGGGACAATTACCCCGTTTCAATATTTTACAGGTTATATTTATCAGATTCTTATCTACGGACGAGCATTGACAATCCCGGAAATGACAAACTTATCACAATTTTTAAACACAAAGAAGTAATGATTTGTCTTGTCTTTCAGTCCGAGGAAGTCGGCGTCGCGGCAAAAAAGAAAATTTGGGTGAATCGCGTTCATATAAAAGCCGCCGAAGGGAATTACATGGTGGGCGACTACTCAAAGAGCTACACATCGGAGGAAGTCTCGCGGATGACCGGCGAGGAAGTTTATTTGCTTGATATTTACGGAGAAATTTCAGGCAGATTGTCAACGCAGACAAAAGGAAGCGAGGAGTGGGCAAACCTCCGCAAATGCTACGAAATTGATCAATGGTACGTTAAAAAGCCGCCGGAGGAATTTATGGATGGCGTGGCTGGTTACACCGAAGAAGAATTTGACCCGGCTTGGTTCCCTGACCCGGCAGAACAGGAATGACTAATAATATTTCAGCTATCAGCGATCTGACAGAGCGGCAATGGGAGGCAATTGACATAATGGCCGGCAGCCGATACACAATGCTGTACGGCGGCCGACGATCTGGGAAAACATTCGCGCTTGTCGATAAAGTGGTAATGAGGGCTGTGGCTAAAAAATCGCGGCACGTTGTTGGGAGACTCAGGTTTAATCATGTCAAACGCACGATTTGGTACGAAACGCTACCGGATGTCATAAGAAAGCGGTATCCAACTTTAATTGAGGGCACCCATTATCGTTACAACAAGTCTGATTTTTTTGTGGAATTTTATAACGGCTCAACGATCTGGATATTTGGCCTGGACGACAAAGACAGAATGGAGAAAGTTTTGGGAACAGAGTATTCGACAGCGCTTCTTAACGAAACATCTCAGATAGGATACGACGGTTATGAGATGACGATGTCAGGACTGGCGGAGAAATCAGGGCTTCCAATAAAATTTTTTGGCGACTGCAATCCCCCGGGCAAAAAACATTGGACGTATAAATTATTTATAGAAGGCGTTAACCCGGCAGACGGAAAGGCTATCAAGAACCCTGAGCAATACGGCAACCTGTTAATGAATCCCTCACACAACAGAGGCAATATTGCTGAGAGTTATTTTGATATTTTGGACGGAATGAGCAAGCGCAAGCGAGACCGCTTTCGAGACGGGCTTTTTTCTTCAGACATGGAGGGGGCGCTCTGGAATCATCAAATGATAAACAGCGCTCAATTAAGTCCAGAAGACGGGGACTGGCTACCGGAGAAGCTTCAAACCATTGTCGCTCTAGATCCAAACGTCAGCGAAGGCGCCGACAAAGAGACAGGGGAATTTAAAGACGACGAGGCGGGGATAGGCGTAATATCAAAAGACACTAAGTCGAAAAATACCGACGGCCGGGCGCTGGTAGAGGCTGATTACAGCGGCGAATACTCAACAAAAGAGTGGGCCGCAAAAGCCGTGTGGGCGTATCGGAGGCATAAAGCGGACGGCATTGTTTACGAATCCAACCAGGGCGGCGCGCTGGTGAAAGACGCGCTGAGGGCTGAGGACTCAACTGTTCCCGTTTTTAAAGTCTGGGCGAGTAAGGGAAAATACGCCAGGGCTGAGCCGGTCACAGTTCTTTACGAAAACGATCAAGTCAGGCACGTCGAGGGTCTGGACAGGCTTGAGGACGAGATGCTTGAATATGTTCCGTCAAAGTCTAAAAAATCTCCAAATAGATTGGACTGGATGGTGTGGGGAATGACTCATTTATTTTTAGGCGAAGAAAGCGAGGAAACAAGTAGCTTCGTGGTTAGATGATATTTAAAGGGCTAACAAAAGCATTAACCGGGATATTTAGAAAGCAAACAGTCCCGGCGGAGCAGAAGTCTTATCAAGGCGGAGCTTTTTCTCAGTTCTTGGCCGGATACGGACACAACGACCTGTCGGCGTATATTACAATCGGTCTATTCTCCAGAACGGCGCCACTGAACAATTCCGTTGAAATCATAAGCAGCGAGATCAGCTCCCTGACTCCGCAGGTTAGAGATAAATCAAATCATAACGCGATTGTCCCGAATCATCCAATATTGGATTTGTTAGAAAAACCAAACGCTGATTCAACGAAAAGTGAATTTCTGCAAGCCTACGCGGCGTTTTACTTGATAACTGGCAACTCATATTTGATGGCCACTCCGCAAATGGGAGGATCTCCGCAAAAGACTCCGCCGCTTGAGCTTTTTTATCTATATCCGCAGCAAATAACGATAGAACAGAACGCGCGAGACGGATTCGCCGAGAATATAACAAACAATCGTTCAACCGCGTCACTGGTGTTTAAACGCGATGAATTAAACGCAAGGTTCAGATTTTACGACAACGAAGGGCGCGAGCTTTGGCAAGCAAAATCGTTCAATCCGAATCAAGAGGCATTGATTGGGCAATCACCGGCGGCTTCTATTTTCCCCGAAATAGATCAGTATAACTCTGCGTCGTCGCACAACTCAAGCCTATTAAAAAGAGGCGGTCGACCGTCAGGAATTTTAATGGCCAGTCATGGCAAAGACAAGAATGGAGTTGTTAAGCCGCTGACTGACTCGCAGTACAGTCGATTAAAAACTCAGTGGAATAATTTCTATATGGGCGCTGGCAAAGCGGGCGGAGTATTCATTGCCGAAGGCGCAAATGTCAGCTACAAGGATATGATCACGAGCAACAGGGATATGGATTTTTCGGAAGGGAAAAAGGACGTGAGAAGTGTCATTTATAACAAATATAAAATACCGCTTCCTTTTGTGAA